GTAACAGCCAACTACATGGCATACACAAAGCCACGCGTTGATACAAATGTTACAGCAGGACAATATGCAGCAGCACAGATTCGTGCAATTCAAGGCGACAACGATGCACGCGATCTACTAGCAGCATTAGCAATCGGAACAGTTACAGAAAACACAGGAATGGTTCCACCAAACTATCTACGCGATGTTATTGGTGTAATTGATTCATCACGCCCATTTATCGATTCAATCGAGCGCGCACCACTTCCAGCAAGTGGCCTTAAGATATTCACGCCTGTGCTTGGGGCTCAGGCTATTGTAGGCGAAACAGCAGAGGGTGTTGAATACGCATCTCAAGATACAGCTGTTACCTTCCAAGAAAATAACATCGTCAAGTTCGCTGGCGCAAATGTTATCAACCAAGAGGTCTTGGATAGATCAGATCCGAGCTTCCTAGATTTGTTAATTCGTGAGTTAGCTGCATCTTATGCACAAAAGACTGATGCTTACGCATTAGGACTTGCACGCGATGGAGCTGCTGCATCATCTGGATCAACAATCAACAAAGCAATTGCTGATGGTATTGCTGATTCTTACAATGTAATGCGCTTTGTTCCAAACCGCTTGGTCGTTGCACCAAACGCTGCTGGAACTATCTCATTTGCTGACCTACTAGGTGGCGAGGATGACAACAAGCGTCCTCTATTCGCTGCTGCTGCACCACAAAACGCAGCTGGTCTAATAACACAGGGTTCAACTAATGGAACAGTTTCAGGACTGTCATTAGTAGTAGATCCTAACTACACAGGCGACAAGTTTGCTTTGGTTTACCCATCAGCAGCTATGCGATTCCACGAGAGTGGCACTTACGAAATCCGTGCCAACATCGTTGCAAATGGTCGCGTTGAAATTGGTCTGTATGGTTATGTTTGTGCAGTTAATCGTTACCCAACTGCATTCCGTAAACTAACAGTAGCTTAATTTAACTGAGTGCCTATGGTTGCTCCCGATCATAGGCATCCTTTAATGGGAGTAAGGAGATGACATGCCTAGCATAATTTCAGCATCAGAGTTGAGAGCCGTGTTAGGCGTGTCATCTGCCTTGTATTCAGACAGTTATTTGAATGGCATAATAGATACAGCTGAAAACACAATTTTGCCAATGTTGGTTACATTCAAAAGCCCAATTGAAAAAGTGTCGCTGACTGATAATGTCGCCACTTTTACTACACTAGGAATTCATGAATTCACAGCAGGACAATCAGTCGTTATCGCAGGATGCGGAAGCCCTTACAACGGAACAAGAACAATACTTGACTCAGATCTTGGCGCATATACCTTCCAAGCTGCAATCACAAATGCCGATGTCACAGAAGCAAATGTTATTCCATCTGGAGTCGCGACTTTATCTGGAGCATCAACTTATGTTGGAAACGAGTCTGTTCGATCAGCAGTTTTCGTTGTTTCCGTTGAAGTATTCCAATCAAGAGTCGCAGCAGGTGGACAAATTGAAGGAGTAGATTTTACAGCAACTCCTTATCGTATCGGGAGAAGTTTATTCAATAGAGTCGTTGGGATTTTAGGCCCATATATGGATGTCGAAAGCATGTGTCAATAAATGCCAGCATCAACAATTCTTTCAGCTGTTAGACAACCACTTGCCACAGCTTTAGCTGGTGTTGCAGGAAATGTTTATAGTTTCGTTCCTGAGTCCGTGATCCCACCAGCAGTCGTCTGCGTTCCATCAAGTCCTTACCTTGAAATTGAAACAATTGGTAAAACAACACTTCGTTGCAGAGTAAATTTAACAATCACAGCTGCGGTTGCTTACAATAGCAATCCAGCATCACTCGATAACATCGAGCAGTTAGTAATGAGCATTCTGGCAGTTATCCCTAACGGATATGTTGTCGGATCGGTCGAAAGACCAACAGTTACACAAGTTGGAGCATCAAACTTATTGATCTCTGATATAAATGTATCAACCTATTACACACAAACAACTTAAGGAGTCAAAGTGCCTACCACAGTAATCACGGGCAGAGATGTTACCTTCACTATCGGTGGTAACACTTTCGATGCTCAAGCAACAAGTGCAACACTAACTGGCGAAATGAATCGCCAAACCTACGAAACATTAGATGGCAAGGCTTACAAAGTCATCGATAACAATTTCACACTAGCTGTTGAAATGTTGGCAGACTGGGGCGTAGCAGGATCTCTATGTGAGATTCTATGGTCAGCTTCAGAGTCAGCACCAAACACAGGTATCAGCACAGTTTTCACAGCTGCATCAGGCGCAGTCTTTACTTTCCAAGTATTGCCATCATGGCCATCAGCAGGTGGAACAGCACCAGATGCACAAACAGTTTCTTTGACATTCCAAGTAATTGGCGTGCCAGCAGAGAACTTCGCTTAACAATTAGAAACGGGAGCAAAAAATGAAGTTACCAATCACAATTGAATACAGTTCAGGGGAGCAAGCAACTTATATTGCCCAACCCCCTGAATGGCGAAAGTGGGAGCAGGAAACTAAAAACATTATTGGTCAAGCCCAAGAGAAAATGGGCATTTCCGATTTAATGTTTTTGGCATACCATGCACACAAAAGAGAAGCTGCTGGAAAGCCAGTTAAGCCTTTTGAAATATGGTGTGAAACAGTAACCGATGTGCAAGTCGGTGATGCAAGCCCAAAAGCCACAGAGAAGGAAGCCTAAGTCGATTATTGGTTCAGTTGGCAATAGCCACACAGATCCCAATGAGTGAATGGGTTGATGCAGACGACATATATACCGCGATAGAGATATTGGAGCAAAGAAATGGCAGTTAGCACCACACCATCAATTGCTTACGATCAACGCGAGTTAAATAAGATCGCTAGAGTTTTAAGAACTATGAGCGAGGAAGCAATCGCTGACACCAAGCGTAAAGTGCAAGAATTGGCTGACAGAGAATTGCAAGAAATTAGGCGTATTGCATCATCTCGTGGCGTGCAAGCACAAAGAGTTGCCGAAGGTGGTAAGGTAAAAAAATCATCTTTACTTGGTGAAATCCAATTTGGTTTTGCAAGTCAAAAGTTTTCTGGTGGAGCAACAACACAGTTTAATAGTCGCAGCGATGCTAAAGGTAATCGTAAAGGTATTGGTGCAGCTATTGAGTTTGGATCTGGTAGATACCCACAATTTCCAAGATGGTCAGGGCCAATGCCTAAAGGGCCAGGATCTAGAGGTTGGTTTATCTATCCAACAATCAGACATTTGCAACCAACTATAATCAAAGAGTTTGAGGAAATTATTTTGAACGCGAGAAAAGAGTGGGCAGATGGCCAGTAGAACCTTAACCCTTGCGTTAGCTGCTGATATTGATAATCTTAAAAAAGGATTAAGCGATGCAGAAAAATCAGTCAAAAACTCTCAAGATACTATTTCAGATTTTGGTAAAAAGGCTGCGTTAGCATTTGCTGCTGCCGGAGCTGCTGCTGGAGCATTTGCAATATCAGCTGTCAAAGCTGCTGCTGAGGATGAGAAGTCAAGGAAATCATTAGAGCAAACAATTAGAGCTAATACTCGCGCAACCGATGAGCAGATAAAGTCGATTGATACCTACATCACCAAACAATCTATAGCAACTGCAACTACGGATGATGTTTTAAGACCTGCCCTATCTCGCTTGATTAGATCGACACAGGATGTTACTAAAGCGCAAGAATTGTTAAGCCTTGCTCAAGAAATCAGCGTTGCCACAGGTAAGCCATTAGAAACTGTTGCCAATGCGCTTAGTAAAAGCTTTGATGGACAGAATACAGCTTTAGGCAAACTTGGTTTAGGTATAGATGCGGCAACTCTTAAGAACAAATCCCATGATCAAATCATGCAAGAACTTAAGGGAACTTATAAAGGATTTATTGATAATGAAGCAACCAATGCTGAGTTTAAGTTTAGACAATTAACGATTGCTTTAGATGAAAGCAGAGAAAAGATAGGCGAAGCCTTATTGCCTATATTTGTAAAGTTTGCTGATTATTTATTAAAAACTGTTGTTCCTAATGTTCAAGCATTTGTTGCTGCATTAACTGGAGATAATTCTGTTACATCTGGAATTACAAAAGCAACCGAAGGCGCATTTAAGTTTGGTGAGCAGATCAGATCTACAATAGGTTTTGTTGTAAGTATTAAAGATGAGTTGTTAGCATTAGGTGCAATTATTACTGGAGTGTTCGTTGCATCTAAAGTTGTTGCATTTGTTACTGCAATTGGCACATTAATTACAGCTATGAAAACACTTAGAACAGCAGCAGCCGGAGCAGGTGTTGCAACTGCATTTGCTACTGGTGGTGTTTCAGTAGGCGCAGCAGCAGCAGCTTTATCAGCTGTGGCAGTTACTTATGGACTATCTAAGTTTGTATCTGGTGGTGATGAAGGTGATACAGGTTTTGGTGGTGGTGGTTTTGGTCAATTAAGTAGTTTAAGTTCTGCTGGTATAGGCGGAACTGGTGGCGGTGCTGGTGGATTTGGTGGGGGAGCTGGTGGCGGTGCATCCGGCGGTGGTGGAGCTGGTGGCGGTGGAGCAATTGGTGGCGCAGCAGGTGCAACTAGCCTAAAAGATTTAACTGATAAGTTATTAAGAGTTCAAGATCAATTTGCAGATCTGACATTTCAAGTTGCCACAGGTGGAATATCTAAGTCAGCTGCTCAAAAGCAATTTGATGTGCTTCAAGCACAATTTAGAGTATTGGAAAAGCAAGGTGAAACTCTTGCTAAAAATCCAACTATTATAAACAACATTTCAATTAGCACAATTGATCCTGAAGGTGCTGCTAGAACTACTGCTAAATACATAAATGAAAGCGCAGCCCGATCAACAGGTAGTATCGATTTCTATGCTGTCAGACAAAAAGCCGGCTAATGTCTGATTTTTCACCAGTCTGGAAATTAACTGTCGGTGGTGTTGATTATACTAACATCGCTATTTCAGATGTTCAGCATCAAGCAGGTCGATCTGACATTTATCAACAGCCACTCCCATCTTATATTCAAGTTACTTTAGTAGCCTTAAATGGTCAAACATTACCTTTTGATATTAATGACAGTTTAGATTTACAGGTCAAAGATAGTTCAGGATCTTATGTAAGCCTATTTGGTGGCGATCTTACGGATGTAACAGTTCAGGTCAGAAATACTGGAGCAGCAGCCACAGTCGTTGAATACACATTAATTGCAATGGGATCACTTGCAAAATTAGCCAAAGAAATTTGGGATGGCAACATTCCTCAGGATGAGGATGGTAACCAAATTTATGACATCCTTTCCAGCGTATTACTTGGAACTTGGAATGATGTGCCGTCAGCTACAACTTGGGCAACATATAACGCAACTGAAACTTGGGCTAATGCAGTTAATTTAGGACTTGGAGAAATAGATCAGCCGGGTCTATACACAATGCAACATCAGCCATCGACAACTGACACCATTTACAACATCGTTTCAGATATTGCTAGATCAGCTTTTGGATATGTCTATGAAGCCAATAATGGGAATATCGGATATGCCGATGCAGACCACAGACAAAACTATCTGCTTACAAATGGCTATGTTGAATTAGATGCTGGTCATTCTTTAGGTTCTGGTTTATCAACAATTATGCGCTCAGGTGATGTTAGAAATGACATTTATATCAATTATGGCAACAATTATGGATCACAAAAAACAGCTAGTGATGCCGCTTCAATTGCCGTATATGGCTATAAAGCCGAAACTATCAATTCTAGGATTCATGGAGCAGTCGATGCTCAAGCTATTGCTGATCGCTATATTGCCCAAAGAGCTTATCCAAGACCATCATTTCAATCCATAACCTTTCCAATAACTAACCCTGAAATCGACAACGCTGATCGCGATGCTTTATTGAGCGTATTTATGGGAATGCCGGTTCATATTCAAAATCTACCTACTCAAATATCAGGTGGATCTTTTGAAGGTTATGTTGAGGGCTGGTCATGGAGCACTAGATTCAATGAACTATTTTTAACAATCAATGTTTCACCAGTCGAATTCAGCCAAGTGGCGATGCGTTGGAACACAACACCAGCCACAGAGCGTTGGAACACATTAAGCCCAACATTAACTTGGGAATACGCTACAATAGTCGCATGAGGATAGGATAAAATGGCAACCACTACCAATTATAGCTGGACTACTCCAGATGACACCGCGTTAGTCAAAGACGGCGCAGCAGCGATTAGATCGCTAGGAACTGCAATTGATACCACAGTATTTAACAATGCAAGTGCCGCAATTGCTAAAACTATTGTTGATGCTAAAGGCGACATTATTGCTGCAACAGCAGCCGACACACTAAGCCGTCTTGCCGTTGGCGCAAACGGAACATATTTAAGCGCTGATTCATCTACCGCCACAGGATTAAAATGGTCTGCAATTTCAGCAAGCCCAACAAGTGCAAGTTCATTTATCTCAGATGTTAATACTAGTAATTCAACATCATTCACAGGTTTATCAACTGCTCAGTCAGTAACCTTAACAACAGGCACTAAAGTAATGGTTATTATGACTGCTAAATGCCAACAACAAAATGAAAATGGAATCAGAAGTTGGATGGGATACGCAATAAGCGGAGCAACTACAGTGGCAGCATCTGAAAGTAAATCATCATTATGGTCAAATAAAAATGAACCTGCTACATCAGTTTATGATTCGCGTTCATCGATATTTTTTGAAACAGTTACAGCAGGTTCAAATACATTTACTATGCAAGTAAAAGTAAGTAGTGGAACTTCCTATTTTCAAGATCGACAATTATTAGTAATAGATTTGGGGTCATAATATGGCAATTACATCAAAAGAAATAAATTTAACTCAATTAGGAATAGAGCTTGGTAATAAAGGATTAATTGCTGATTTCACAGATCCAAAGAAAAAGTTAATTTTGCCGGCAGATGGAGTTGATTTAACTGAGGATGAATTAAAAGATGCAATTGCCAAGCATGTTGCTATTGATGAAAATGCAAAGCGACAAGCAGCACGCCAAGCAATTTTTGATCGCTTAGGTTTAACTTCTGATGAAGTAAAATTGTTATTTGGCTAATGAAGCCTTACCTATCTAAAGCTGCTAAAACGCTACGCGACCAAATAAATGAAACATGGTTGGATCGCGATAAGCGCAGCGATGGGTGGATTTCTGATAGTAAACATGCACTTCGAAAATCGGATCACAACCCACGACCAGACGGAGAAGTTTGCGCGCTCGATATTGACTCTGGCCTTTCTAACGAACAAGGGATTAGTCATGCTTTGGCAGATCAACTTCGACTCACAGCAAAAAAAGATAAGCGTATTTCTTACATAATCTTTAGCAGAAAAATATGTTCAAGAAAATCATTATGGCGATGGGTTGCGTATAAGGGTTTGAACCCACACGAAAAACATATCCATATTTCTTTCAAGCCAAACCAAACTGGCGAGAAGTTCGACATCCCACTACTGAAAGGCAATTAATGAAACTAACTAAAAAACACAAAGCAGCAATTAAGTCATATTTGAGAGCTGTCGCAGCTAGTGGAATAACAGTTGCTTTAGCAATAGTGGCTGACATTCATCCAGCCTATGCAACCATGCTTGGTGCAGTTGTTGCGCCTATTGCAAAGGCATTAGATCCAAAGTCCGGGAGTGAAGCAGATTATGGTCTTAGCGAAAAATGACACCGAACGAATGGGTCGCATTTGGCGTTGGCGTTTGCAGTATCGCGACCGCTTTATTACTGGGTCTGCGTTGGGTTATTAA